TGAAGCGCATTCATAGCTTGGTTTGAATCATCAACTGGAACCAGAATTTTCTTGTAAACATCTTTCATCTCAGGCACCTCCTGTAAATGTTATTATTTTCACAATTTTATTCTATCATTTTTTGAATGCGTTTGCAAACCTTAGAATTAAAAAGCGCCCCAGCTAGGAGAGGGACGCTTAGGAGTAAACTTTATGAAAAATTTTATATTTGGAATAATTATATTATAAAACTTGTTTCTTAAATCAAACAAAAGAAAAAATACCAATAACGCTTAGATCATTTCTTTTGACAGCGTTATCTTTTATTGGTATTCTATATATATAATCAAGAAGGAAACCCGAAATGGTTGGGAGAATATCATTATTTAGTGGGTTCAAGTCCCACCTCCTTCATTATTAACATTAACCTACTAGCCCGATGCTAGTAGGTTTTTTGTAAAAGAAAAACGCCCCGAAGGGCGAGAAGACTATGGTAAATTTAAGTATTTTCGAAGTCCTTTGTGAACAACGAAATTTGTAATTTCAGAAATAGGAACCGAGTAACCCGTTCTGTATGTAAAATCAAATATTGTTCGTTTTTTTACAGTTCCCAATATGCTATATTCTCTCATTACAGATAATACTTTGAATAATTTAACCTTATCAATACTATATTCTGGGCTACTATTGATAAATAAATCTAATTTATTAAATTTAAAAGTAGGATATCCCCTTTTAGTGATTACTTTAAAAACTTCTTCAATATCATCCTTGTGTTCTGATATAGCTAATTCGTTTAAAATTTCATTGTAAAACCATTCAGAATAACTTTGTTCTACTTTTTTTAATAGAGTTATTGTTATTTTTTCTGACTCTTGAAAATTATTTTTACATAAATTAAGATATTGTATAATATCACGAGGACGACCAAAACTTCTATCCATTAAGAAACCAAAAACACTGGGTTCAAACATTTCGTCATATATTTCTTTTAGATCCGCTTGACTGAATTTATCATCACTTTTTTTTATTTTATGAAGAACCATTTGCATAAGAGGATGTTCACTTGGTTCTGACCGAACATTATCAAACCAACTTATTTCTATACCTGAATCAGTAACTAATTTATTCAGATTATTTGCCTGATGTTGTAATGAATCAACAATATCTTTTCTTAAAACTAAACATATTTTTGATGAATTAAATTCCCAAAGGTCACTATTTAATCTATCCGCGGAATAAATCATGTTTTTCATCAAAGACTGAAAATAATCATACGAAATACTTTCTTCAAATTGATCCATATCATCATAGTATAAAGAGAGAGACTGTTTTGATTTTTTCAACAAATTAAACGTTAACTCTTTTAATCTTGGGATAATTTCATAATATTTAGAGCGAATTTTAGTTATTGTTTCTGATTCGTTCACAGAACAACTACTGTTTAGATTTACAGACGGCTTTGCACTAACTTTTATACCCCCTGAATTTTTCGTTTCATATCCATTATTTGAAACTAGGTTTTCAATCCTTAAATGTTCATTTTCAATTAAAGATTTTAATTCTATAACTTCTTTTTGTGTAAAATATTTAGTTGGTGAATAAAATCGTAGCTTTGAATAGAAATCAACTAATGATTGGCCAATATCTAGTAAAAATACGTATTCCCAAAATAATGAATTTTCTTCACGGTTTATTTCATTTTGAGAAAAACTCAATAGTTTTTTTTGGATGAAATCATTAGCAAATAGTTGTTTAGATATATGCCCCTTGGCTTTTTGTGCCTGCAAGTGAGCATATGCAGCTAGTGTGGTCTTTCCTGTGCCTTTTCGACCAATAATTAGATACTTTCTACTGTCTGTTAACTTAGTATAATGTCCACCATCTTCATAAAACATCTCAGAAAAATTTTGTTCTTTTGATTCATGTTGCCCATCAGAACTCCCAAAATTAATATCCTTTAAACTCATACTTCCCCAATTCCACAAAAAAACACTACCAAGTGTGGGCTATCTTAACTTCACTTAAACACTAAATGTTCAAGCTACTGATAACACACAATGATAGTGCTCCTTTTCATTACAAATCATATTTATGAAACCATTTTAACAACTTCAGGATCAAATGTCAATAAATATTCTCAGAAATTATTTTATATATTTGACAATTTTATAGTTTATTCGCAATCAATCGTCGTTGCAATTACCATAAAAAACAAAAAACGCCCGCCGAACCGGGGTTATGTTTTAGTTTGCTTTTGAATAAAGTTTCTAATTAAAATAGAAGCTTCGAATAGTGTAGATAATATAAAAGAAATTCCCCCTATCAAAAGAATTTGATCAGACTGCTCAAATTCGCCGAAAGCTAAAACCTCAATACTTAGTATAATAACAACAAGCCAAGTTCCTTCAAATTTCATATTACTACCACCATTTTTTAGTTTTATTAAAAAGTATACCATATTCTGAAAAATAAAAAAAGTAGTGACCGAAGTCAGAAGTTTATTTTATAATTTATCTGCATTCATTTATCATGACCGTAAGTAGTAATCCTAGATTTTATGAATAAAAGAAAGTACCTCCACGTTAGAGTATATTCTTACAACATATTTTATTTCTTTCTCCTTTTTTCCAATAATTGCCAATAAATAAGACTTAAGAGAGCATACACATACTGTTTTCTTGCATCACAGACCAATTTTGAAAACTTTTTTTCTGAGATAGAATGGCTCAACCATAAGGATATCGAGGATAATTGACCCCTAAAAGTTACCCACCAAAAATGAGAGAAATAACCTAAATCTATTTGTGAGACACGCTACCAACGATTATTAGTGCTAAAACGACGTAAAAAAAGGCAAGAAAGGGAAGTGTTTTTCCCTTTTTTTGCCTATAACCGTGATTATATCAATGTTTTAGTGTTTTGCCCCCCCTATATAAAAATTTTCAAAATTGGTCTTTGACGTAAGATGAGACCTATGTGTGTGCTTTCCCTGTAAAAATATACGGGGGAGGGTTGTTAAAATTTATCGTTCATTTTTTTGAAAGTCAGGGACATCTTTTACATTTTTTATGGGGATTACGTTTTTAATTTTATTTCCATATCCAGTTCCATAATAAATTTGTTCCCACTTAGTTTTCCTTGTGTGGCATTTGCTACAACAGAAAGCCAAGTTATCCATGATGGTCTTACCATTCAAATCAAACTCAACTGGCACGATGTGGTCCACTATCTTACCAGTTCTTATTCTGTTGTGTGCTTTGCAGTACTGACAAAGGAAGTTATCTCTACGTCTTACTACATCACGTATAGACTTCCATTGCTTGCTTTGATAGAACTTATTCTGCTCTACTTTAATGTCGCTATACTCACGCTTATGTTTGTTATAGTCCTTATATCTTTTAGTATCATCATTACGATTAGTCCATCGCTCTCTGCTTGCTTGATACGCAGCTTCTTTATCAGCGTGCTTAGTACAATAGTGTAGTGGTCTAATAACCATAGCGTGGCAGTTAGGCTCACGACAGCGTCCAGTCAATGGCATTCTATTTCCTCTTTTCTATCTATCAATTCATTCTTCTTTGCTCTAGCGATAATCTCTTTCACTTGCTTAACGATTGGGTTGGTATGATTTCTAACAGTACGTTCACTTATCGAGTAACGACTTGCGACTTCTGATAGTGTTAAGCCTTTCATGTATCTAAGCCTGATCATCTCTATCTCATCCTCACTCAATGAATCAAACAGCTCTGTCATTGCATTCAATACAATGCGCTGTGGTGTAGGTTGACCTGTGTTGTCTATCCTATCCGTTAAGCGTTTCATCCCGCCCGTAAAATAAAACCTAATATTGAATTTAACTTCATTCATCATGTCATCCCTCTTAAACAAAAAAGTACCTCCACAATTAGAGATACTTTCCTGTACTATTATACCACTGCCCATCTCTGGGACTTATGATAGTTCTATTATACCATATTAAAGGCTCTATTTAAGTGCCTCCCCTACTTATCGGCGTGGGGTATAATAGCCAGGATAGTTTGTAATCAGCCCCTCCTCAAGCAAATATTCCATCAATTCATGTTGAAATGTAGAACTAATCAACTGAGCCATTCTAAAGTAATAAAAGTTTTTGGCTTCAACTAACGGATGGAGAGCATTACCAACGGATTGATCATAATTATTTTCTTTCAAATAGTTCACAATCTCAATGGCTTTATTTCGAGCTTCTTCCACTTCTTTACCATAAGCTTTTAATTTTCGTTTTAAAGAGTTATCAATTAATCCCTCAATTAATTGAGATTCTGTTGGGCTCAAGTATTCTTGTGAGCGATTAGCCTCTTTTTTAATGGCATAATTGGTTTCTTCATTATTCCAAAATTGATGAAGCGCTTCTTTTTGCTTGGTAAGATGTTCCGTCAGTTCATCAAGTAAAACACGAGCATCTCGTTCTTTAGCCATTTGTGCAAGAGTCGCATCAATATCTGGCTGTTGTTTGTCTACTTTCATATTCTCAAGTTTTGTGCTTAACTCATTGACTAAGGCTTGTATTTTTTCAACGGCCTGAACCAGAGGAAGCGATTGTGCTTTTAATTCTTTTGTTTTTTCTTCAATATGACGAATGTCCATTATTATTTCTCCTTATGATTAGTTGGTAGTTGTAGGTGTAGCTGCAGTATGAATGTTTCCCTTTTGATCTGAGATCGCTGTAAACGAACCAGACACAAAGGCTTCTGTATCCGTAAGCTGAACATCAAAGCGGTCAATCACACGAATTTTAGTCGTATCCGTTTCAAAGGCACCGCCTCCAATATTGGTTGGAAGTAGTGACATGTTTTCACGGTCAAATAAAGTCATGGCTTGTTTAAAGTCTCCATAATAGAGCGGATAAAGCGGACTGCTTGCTTCTCCACCACTTGGAAGCCAATGATCACTGATTTCAACCACTCGTTTTCCTTTGATTAAATAGCGATCAGGTTGAACGGGGTCAGGTTGTAACAAATAATTACCTAGCGCATCTTTAACTAAAGTAAGTTGATTGAGTCCGCTCGTGTTGGTAATTAAAATAGAAGTCGCTTTAATTGCTGGATCGACTGCCGTATTAATCATAGTGATAATATCATCAAAAGTAGAGAGCGCTGGTTTTTTAGGGGCTGCTTGCATGAGTGAGATGATTTCTTTATTACGAGAAACGACGACTTTCTTAGCAATCCAAGAAGACAACCAAGCCATAATGTTTTCAGCACTATCTTTAAGTAAGGAGTTAGTCGCTGTTGTGATCCCTCCGTAGCGTCCAATTTGATATTTAACAAGCTTAAGATTGGGATCGTCATTTGCCCCAATGGTTTCATCTTCGCTATCTAGTTTTGTGAGTGGGGTAATATTTGTCCATTTCTCATAAACACGAGAACCTGAGGCAGTAGTTACATTTTCAACATTGACATATTGCTCCATCACATCATACTGGCGTTTTAAGACATTAATGGAAGTTCTGAGGTCTTGGGGAATGGTTAAGCCAGCCGCTTCGCCTGATTCATCTTTAGAGGAAGTGACTAGATTTGTGATTTTAGAATCGCCTCTCATTAAGGCTTTGAAATCTGAAATAAAAGATTGATCCGTTTGGTTTTCTCCATTTCCTAAGGGAAGTTGTCCGCTTGAGCGAAGATGAGCAACTTGCGTCGCTTGTGCTTCGACGACTTGATTTCTAAGTGCATCACAACGGGCTTGAGCATGATCTCTCTTTGCGGTTAAATCTCTTAAGGTTTGAGCTGAAAAGTTTTCATTTTTGAGCATTTGATTGATTTTATCATTATAATTTTCTACTTTTTCGCCTGCTTCAATCCACAGCTCATTGAGTGTATTTAGTGTTTGATTCATTGTATTGATTCCTTATTTTCTATTGGTAAATATATACTATAATCGGAACTACAGAT